ATGGCACTTAATAATGTTTACAAATATATTAGAAAATACATAGATAGAGATTTTAGCAAAAGATTAAATGTGTATGCAAATTATGAATGTGATGACATGATAGAAGAATGCGTAATGATGATAGATTATTATGATCATAATTGCCCTGCTTTTATTTACTATACTGAAATCAACAATATTATCATATTCAATGATTTCGATGTTGCGTTATGTAATGCGTACCCTGCTCAATCTCATTATTTTGAAACCACACTTGATAGAGTACTAGATATCTTAATAATGCAAGACACTTTAGTTAATGATGATATTGAAGTACTGAATGAATTTATAAATTAAAAAGTTCCCTAGTTAATAGGAGAACTTTTATTTTAAAAATGTTTGGCAACACCAAATTATAAACATTACACATGAAACCATTCCTAAAATGGTACAAGTTTTTAGAACGATTTTAAAAAATATTTTTTTAGCTCGTAACATTTTATTTCTTGTGATTGATAAGATAAACATAATAAAGCAATACATGACTACAATCATTACAATTCCAATTAAACATCCTAAGCAGATCAGTTCAACTAAAGGCACTGGTTGTCCATCAACATGAGTAAACAAATCATTGATTAGTGACATTCCACCGAACATAACAAATGAAATACCAACAAAGATAGCCACGATTGCAATCATTTGAGACATTAAAGAATCTTTTTGTGCTTCGATATCTGCACGCATTCTTTCTTTATATGCAATCATATCTTGATTCAAATTTTCCAATTGAGATTTAATTGTTTCTGTTGCTTTTAAAATATAAGGATCAACTTTTTCTTTTGTTACTTCCATAGTCGATGCTTGTCTAGTAGCTAAAGAAATATGATCATAAAGTTTAAGAAGTATTTTTTGTCTATCTTCAATTTTTTCTTCAACATTAAAAGAGGAAATTATACTTACTAAATTGCCACTCATATTATCAATTTCTTTATCTTTCTTTTCTGATTTTAGACGATAAATATACGCTGTAAAAGAGGAATATAAAATCCTGCTATATTTAGTTAAATAGTCATCTAATAATTTTTCAAAATCATCTATATTAAATTCTTGTTCGGGAGTATTAAGAGATTTAGCTAAATTTACAGTTTCAGCTTGAATTGTTTCCAAAAACGAATATTCATTTTTATCTTCTGGAATCAAGTTTCTTTTTGAATTAATATCCATAAACTACTATCCTCCATATACTTGATGAGTAAAAAATTTTTTTATAAGATTTTCATCTATAGTATCATCGTGTTTATTTGGGTTATTATAGGTTTCTATCCAAGGTGCTTGACTATGTGTAATGTAAACAAGTTTTATAGCACTTATGTGTCCAAACTTTTCAATTATAACATCTATAGTATCTCTTGTATCTTGATCAATATCTAATGAACTGAATTTTTTTTCAACCCATTGAATACTATCCCCGTCAAATTCCACAACCTCATAATAATTTATAGGTGGTATAGCATCTGAACCGTATTTTTTAAATTCATGATACACCCTTGGACATACCGGCCCATAGCTCCATGCTTCAATTTTATCAGAAAAACATCTATGTCCTGTAAAAGCAAAAGTATATCCTTGAACAAAATATAATAATTTTTGTAATTTTAAGTTGGAAATAATAATTTCTTCATTATTGCATTTATTAATTATATATCTTGCTATATCTAAAACATCATATTCTCTACCCATACTAAAAACTCCCCTATTCATAAACGCCTAATTTTTGTCTCATTTTCATTTCTTGCTATAGGTATTATACATTGATTGATTATATTTGTGCAACGAATTTTATCTACATATCTCTTTTCATACTATTTTATACTGTTTCATATTGTATTATTCCTCAACTTTTATTGAAATAATCCCCTATATATAATAAGGATAGAGAAATTGGAAAAAATCACAAAAAAAAGAACCTACCCAAATTAATGAGTAGGTCTTTTTAATGTAAAATATTCAATTGTTTCTTGACGTCGAATTATTTAACTAAAGTATGGATTAGCTATAATACAATTAAATTTTTACACATTTGATTATACTACTTAATTATTCACTGTAAACTCCCCATTGTTCATTCAATCTTTCAATTTGATATTGATATTTCAAATTTTCTTGTTTTAATTTCTCAATTTGATTATCTTTTTCGATAATTTGAGAATGATATTGAGTGTTTTTAGCAAGTAAACAAACAATCGATAAAAGTAATATAATGATGATAATCTTTAATCTTTTCATTCTAAACACCCATTAGTTTCAAAATAGTGTTTCTTCCTGCAATTCCATCAACTTTCAATCCTCTATCTGATTGGAATTGTTTTACTGCAGCTTCTAATCCACTACCAAATTTACCCGGGCATTCAACACCGTTGACATCATATCCTCTACACATTAACGCAATTTCTACCGCTGTAACCATGTATTGAGTTTCTTTACGTTTTACATAGTGTTTACCTAAAGCCGATTTACTGTTTTTACCAAAAACACCATCAACTTTTAAGTTTTTACCATAGTCCAAATTAATAGCATGTTGGAAGCATCTAGCAATATTTGCTCGAGTCTTAGGACCATATGCACCATCAGTTGCAATTGAATGACCTGTAAAGTTGATTGAATGTTGTTGACCCCTTGAGATGATACTATCCAAGTTGTCATTTTTAGCAGCAGCTGGAACTACAGTACCTGTGCCTAATGCTCCAGTTGTAGAGTTAACAATGTTATTCTTGAATGTTTGCCATACGTTATCATTTAGTAAACCATTACAGTTTGGGCATAATTTACCATTGACATCATAATGACGTACAACATGATCAATATCAATGTTATATTTCTTCATCAATGCTCTAGCTAACGCATAAGTATTAGCAAGAGTTTCATCACAAATGTGAACAGTACCATCTTTATGGTTATCGCACATCTCAATAGAAATTGAGTTAGCGTTTTTAATCGTACCATAATATGGGTGGTGATTTGATTGACATTTACCTCCAACCGCATAAGCAGCATAATTATCTGGAACACTTTGAGTTACTGAATCATCATCTACAAAATAATGAGCAGATGCTTTAACAACTTCCCTAGCAAAGTATTTACCATTCGATTCATCACTATCTCCATCGTTAGAAGTATAGTGAATGACCAACCATTTAATATCATTTGTATTACGTTGACTACCATAATTTTCTTTACGTGCGAAATTTTGTTTCATAACATATCCCATATGTTAATACCTCCTTTTTCATAATAAAAAGAGAGTATTTAACTACCCTCTTTGCTTTGTAAATGTAGAAGCTCTATCTCATTTTTCATTTTGGTAACCATACCATTACCACCGAGCGCATGATATGCATCATACATTTCATTAAAATTATCATATGCATATGTTGGAATCGAGCCCCTTTTCATATACTTTTCATGATATTCTATTAATTTTACTCTTAATAAGAGCATTGTACCTTTTGAGTTAGCTTCTCGCATTTCTCTTTCTTTTTTAATTCTTTCATCTCTTACAATCGCATCTTGTTTTGCTTTTTTCTTTTGTTCTTGTAAAAGCCACACAATATACGAAAGAATAACTGGAAGAACAATCGTATAAGTTTTTATTAGAAATTCATACATAATTACTCACTTTCAATTTCTTCCAACTCTGGAAGTCCTGCAACGCTTGTTAGAATAGAAACGACACCAGATAGACAACTTGCACTAATGATCATTGCCCAATTGACTTCATTCATGACTGTAGATGTTCCAATTAGTGCTACAGTCGTTTGAGCTACTGTTTTGATTGCTCTAATACCTGCAGCTTTCAACCATTGATTAAAATCATATTTTTTAACTTTCAATTCAATCACCCTTTCTAGATAGTTTTAAGCCGTGTCCAGGGCATCAAAAAAAGGACTTTCGTCCTTTAATTGCTATTTTTTTATATATAATACAATCAACTGATAAGGTTTACCTTATCATGAGAACAGCTTTTGTTTATGACTAATATCTTCCAATGACTTTAGTAACAGTTGTACCTTGATTGTTAGATGAATTTGTCCATCTACAATTATCAATGTGTAACAGTTTTGATGCCTGATTATATTTAAAAGACATATTAGTAACAGTCCAGTTGTTAACAACACCAGAATATATGATCTCTCCATCAATAATTGGTGCAATAACTGCGCTATTATCACTAATTATGATTAACTCTTTAAATTTCAAAGCATCATCATTTAATGTTAAATCGTGCCCATAGCCGGAATGACTACCACTCCAAAGAACAACATCAGCATTGATTTCATCTCCGTTAGAATTAACAAATTTAGCCATAAATAACACCTCTCTTTAAAGAAGTACAGCTATTCAACTGCACCTCCTTTTTTAGAGATAATAGGTAAAAGGATACTGTTTTTACTATTGCTAGTAAACAGTACCCACTCCTCACAAATTTTTTAATTTTTGACATTTGTATGATCCTCTCTTTCTTTAATTCTTTTAATAAAAATCAAACAAGAAAAGATACATAAGTGCCTTTATCTTTATCTTTTTGTATAACGAATAATTGCTTTAAATTTATAATTTGCCCAACTGTAATTGTTAGCAAAACGAATATTGTTTACATTCAAAATGAAATACGTAGAGTAGAACGTTCCCGTATCCCCACCAGAATAATAAACAACTGGGAATCTATAGAAATCTTCTCCGTTTGTACATGTGACTTCATAATCAATGAATTCACCCAAATTACTGATTGAGTGATCTATGGTGCTTACACCAACCCTAAGTCCAGTCCATGTAATTATTTTTTCATAGATTTTTTTACCATCAATCCAATATTTTCCCGTCCAATGTTCATCTGTAGACATTTGTAGATTAAGCAATTCATTTCCATTTTTATCAATAAGTTTTGGCATGTTGACATCTAGGTTAAAACTAACCTAAATGCTTTTCACCACCAATCTTTTTAAAGAATGAGAAAAGGCACTTCGTTGTACCTTTCCTATTTTTGGTAAGTTGTGTGTGTGTGTGTGTACAACGCACTCACGTGTTTCAAAATCTTTCATATTTTTCTCCTTCCAAAGAAAAAAGAGCAGAAATCAATCTACTCTTTGTAATATACTGCGTCGTCTAATGTGCTTTCTAATTCACTGACTGTTTTTTCTAACTGCCCGATTCTCTTTTGTAAATCATTTAGTTGAGAAACTGTTATAAAAGTACTTTTCAGCTTGGTTAAAAGTGCTTGTAAAACATCATCAGTTAGGAATTTTTTTGACGAATCAGTGTTTGAGGCTCTTTCACTCATGTTCGAAAACATCCTTTTGAAATATTCTATCATTCATCAAGCCCTCCTTGATGGATTAAGCTCCAAATACTTCAGTCCACATTGAATTTAATTCAGTTTCAGTCATTGCTAGTAATTTAGCGTCAATAGCAGAATTAACTTGTGCAGATGTTTGATATCCTGAATCATTTGTTAAAGCTGATACTTTAGTTGGGATATCAGTCTTTTTAGCATATGAACTTAAATCTAATTCTCTAGATCCTAATTTTTCAAATTTAGAATTGATGTAGATGTATTCATCATAGATATTGTTATCCGAACCACTGTTAGCAACTAAATAAATAACTCCTTTTTTACCGGTTGAAGGTAATTGTTCAACGACTGAATAATCAATTTGAGTTACTCCTGAAACTGCAGAAGCAATTTCTTTTGTTACATCAGCTGATTTAGCATAAGCAGATAAATCTACATTTACAGCTTTCGATGAATCAGGAGTTAAAGCTGTACCATTTACTTTTACGCTTTCAATTTTGTTTGCTTGAGCACCAGTAGCAACACCGTTTAATTTTGTTTTATCAGCATTTGTATAATCATTTGTAGATAAACCTTTTCCAGATTCTTGCGCTACAAATTTTCCTTCGCCCCATGCTTTAATTTTTCCTAGGGCTGTTTTTAAAATTGAATCAGTTACAAAACTCATAATATATCTCTCTTTCTATTTATTTTTTTATTCAAATACTTCTTTCCACATATTGTCTAATTCATCATCAGACATTTCAGTGGCTGTTCCCTGCATATCTTTCCATGCAAAGTCATAATCGATATTACTTGCTTTTTGCAATACTTGGTCTTTATTACCACCTGCAGGAAGAGTCGCAAGTTCTTTTTGTTGTAATTCTTGTTTTAAATTAATTAATTGTTCATACAGCAACTTCATGTTTGGATCCATTGGTTGTTGTTCCTTATCATCCTGATCATATTCGACATCTTCGATTTTCAATCTAAATGGTTCAAATGTCTTAGTAGAATTATCATCACTGTTTCTGCCAATCAATGTACAGGTTAATACCCCTGCTGTTTGAGTAAGATTTTCTCCAATGATAAACAGATTTTGAAGTAATGGTATTTCAGTTACTTCATCGTCCATATCTACTTTCAAGTAGAAGTTCCAGCCATCAATGAATAGATTTTTGTTGGTGAATTTGACAGCTGTATTGTTGCTATCATACTTTCTTCCAGCATAGAAGATATTTCTAGTACATGAATGTGATTGATTTTCATTCAGATAGATTTCAATAATTCTCATATGTTAACCCTTGTAAAAGATTGCATCACTAAATGAATTGACTGTCCTAGCAATTCTATCGACACCTGAAATATTGATTCCATTCAAATGAACTCTGAACAATTCAATTTGACGTAAAGCACCACCGTTTTCAAGATCATCTTTTGTTAATGACGGAACTGTTTCTTGTTCTCCAGGTGTACCTTGGATGACAACAATATCGTGTGATTCTCCGCTTTCATCAATTTTAAATTGAGCAACGATACAATCGCAACGTTTCATGTTTTGAGTACCATTTTCAATTGGCACATCGCAATACATTCCTGGTTTGATTCTAAGAAAATGTCCTTGGTTTATAAGCAATCCATCAGCAATCCTTACTTTATTATTGCTGACAATAGAAGTTTCCATTTGATTGCCTTTTGTAAAAATACCATCAACTGAATATAGAGCATCAAACAAATATGCGTCGATACTTGCAGATACTTCTTTTCCTGTCAATGTAATTGCCTCAACTGCATCACTTGAACTTGCCATCTAATCACCTACCTTGTAATCAATGTCACAGTCTGTGTAGTCTTTTTCAAACGTACATTTGACTATCTTTTGAACAATAGGCTTTTGCATAGAAATACCTGTTATGTATTCTTTTGCTCCTACAATGTCTCCAATTTCAGGAGATAAGTTATCAAATGTAATTTCTAAAGAGTTATCAGTCTGTGCTTCTTTTAATTTTGTTTTGGTTCCATCTATCAGTTCTTGAACGCTTTCAACATTTGAATAGTCATACGTCATTGTATTCAGTTCAATCGGAATCAAAGAACTGTCATCAATTTCACTCAATTCTAAATATTGATCATTGATTTTAAAGACATGAACAACCTGCCTTTCTTGCAAATCGCCTTTGCCTAACCCGATACAATGATTACATTGATTTATATCTTTTTTAGCGATAATTTGCAGATTGTAATCATTGTCGAATTGGAGGCTTTCGGAATAATTGATAATTGGTTCAACTGAAAGTTCAATCTGTCCATTTTTATTCCAAATAAGTCTAAGCTTGGCATTTGCATCATTTAGCATTGTTTCAAATGCCTGTAGTGTGTTGTAATAACGCGCTTGATAATTAATGGTTATTCCACTATCTTCTTGTGAAACAACAAAAAAATCAGCCAGTTTCTTTTTTAAACTTACTGATTTAGATTTATTTTCAACATAATTGAAAAAATCAGTTGATGAATTGATATATTCTCGAATGCATTCGTTTGCTTCACCTATGAATTCATAGTATTCATCAGTTCTTTTTTTTGGCTGAATAATATCATTTGCTAGCAATCTTCTTGGACATATACCACCTATTTTTACTTCTTCAGCCTCAGTATCTATTTCGATACTTTTTACTATCCCACCAAATTCGGTACCGACACAATAAAACCTGCTGTCATATGTCAATTTGCGGTCCCAGCTGTCCGTTGAAACAGTTATTTCAAAGTCGTTCTTGGCTTTGTCATATATTCCAATTTCCAAGTCTAGGCTGCAGTTTAATAATGGTCCCTGTTCAATTCCGTTAGGATCCGTGTAGATGAACTCCATCATCATTCATCGCTCTCCCATTTCGGTTCACTTCTTGCATCGTAGACAACGATATCAAATGAAAAAGAGTTGTTCCAAACGACAATATTTGTATCAGGTGGGATGGGAACATACAATCTGTTGTCTTTGTTCCTGTCATTGAAAACATTGATTTTATCACCGTGTGCTGTGATTTTTACAGCTTTCTTTTTCATTGTATCGATTTCAAGTCTTTCATTTGCTTCAAGCGTCGTATTGATTTGATAAAGGTTGTCTCCTATTTTAATGGCTGGGTCTTGTGCTGGACCATATATTCTTAATAAAATATCATTTTCAACGACTCCAATGTTTCTGACTGTCATTTGTCCTTCGCTCGTACCATAGACATAAGGGTATTTATAGGAATACTTCTTTGTTCCAGCTTTTCTTCCTTCACCACTGCTGTAAAAATGGTAGGTATCTTCCTTGATCCATTTAGTTGAATCAGTTACCAGAGTTAAATCTACCTTTGCGTATGGAAGAATATATGACTTCATGTCTTTTTGGTTCTTAAAGATATTGCACTCTATATAGTAGTCATTATAGAAGAGTTTTCCTTTGACATTGCTTACGTTATCTACATCAAATATCTCAACGAGTCTATTTAGAGCACTGTAGAAGTCTTTTTGATTTTGGCTAAAGATATCTACACTAACCTTTTTCGTTTCGACATCACGATAAAAGCGTGTGACCCTTCTATTTTCAGTTTCATATGACCACTCAAAGTTAAAAAAGTCAGTTTTCTCAATATGATAAGGAGCACTTAACAAATCTATTTGCTCATTGTTTGAATTGACATAATATACTTTCATAAATGCTCCTTTCTAAATAATTCTGGCAAATTCACGCTTGTCTACTTTGAAAGACATTCCACTGTTTTTAATTGCTTTAGCAGTTGAATTTCCCATCTTATCATAATCAATTTTTAATTCATTTGTGACATTGCTTTCAAATGCTGTTTGTCTTGCGATATCAAGATTTGTTTTCAGTTCAATATCATCCAAATTGAAGTTCATGATACCATTCAAGTCACTTGTCATTTTTTCAAGTTCTTTGTTCATAGATTTTTGAGCTTTTGGCATGGCCACTTCAAAACCTACTGCAATACCTGGTGGTAAGAATTTACCAATGGCATCTCTCATGACTTTTGAAGGTGAATGAATGCCAAAGAATCCTTTGATACCATCTACAACACCATTTGCAAAATCGCCAATCTTGCTAAGCAACCAGTCTTTTGCATTCTTGATACCGTTCCAGATACCTTCCACGATATTTTTACCAATATCTGCCATTTTACCAGGCAATCCAACAAGAGTATCAACAATACCATTCCATAGTGATTTGGCTGCTTCAATTCCTTTTGAACCCATCTTGACAACGAATTCAGCAACCTTTCCAACAGCATTTGACAATACGCTCCAAATTTGCCCAGGTAATCCTGTAACAAAACTGATGATGCTTGATACAAAGTTTGAGCCTGCTTCATATCCTTTGGAAATCAAATTCAAAGCAAACTCAGCTACTTTTCCTATGATATCAGTTATGTATGTCCAAAATTGACCAGGCAACTGAGAAATCCAAGAAATGAACGACTGTACAAAGTTTGGAATGTCAGTCGTAGTAAATTCAATGAATTTAATTCCTAAATTAACGATAAAACCAATTATCGAACCAATCGCATAGCCAATGTTGTATGGCAACTGATTGAAAAATTCGATTGCTGAGCTAATAAATCCTGTTAATATTTCAATGAAACTGTCAAATGCTTGCGGTATCGTTTCAGTAAAAAATGATGCAATTGATTCTCCAAGCCCAGAAAAAAATTCAACAATCGTTTGACCGATATTGCTGAAAGTCTCTACAAGCGTGTCAATTGCACCTGGTATCGATTCAGTAAAGAATGAGACGATTGTATCTATCACAGGCCCGCATGTTGATGTTATAGAATTCCATAGATTTATCCAGAACGACCTGAAACCATCGCTTGTATTCCATAAATAAATGAATCCAGCTACCAAGGCAGCAATAGCTGCTACAATTAGGCCGATTGGATTCAACATCATTTCGCCATTTAATAGTTTCTGCGCTAATGCTAATCCCTTAGTTACTCCTTCGGTGAGAAGAACTATTCCTTTGTAAGTAGCAAGTGCTGTTGCTACAGTAAGAATAACAGCTGATAATGGTGTAAAGTTATCAAGTGCAACTCCTGCTATATCGTAGAACAAATCACCTAAAGGCTGTAATTGGTCTTTGACCTTTCTAACTTTTGATTCCAATTCCTGCATTGGAGTCGTTGTTTCATCAGCAAACTGTTGCCCTTTTCCTGAAACATCATCGAAAGTAGTCCCAACACTATTTAACGCTTTTGCAAATGTAAGATTGGCATCTTCTCCCATCGTTCCGAAAGCTGTAGCTGACATAGTCAACGCTTTTTGTTGATCATCACATTTAGTAATGTCACTTACGATACTGTCGATAACATCCTTTTGAGTAGCCTTTCCATCCTGCCATGCTTTGAATGTCTTTTGTGTTTCGCTTGAAAATGAACCTAGAGCACCCTCAATAGTTCCATCAGCTAAACGAGTAGTTACTTCATTGATGGCATCATTTACCTTATCGAGATTATACGCTCCACTATCGGAGCCATTTTTCAATAATTGGAAATATTCACTTGCTGAATATCCTGCCTGAGAGAACTTTCCAGAATATTCTGAAATGTTGTCTCCTAATTCATCTGTCCAATCAAGTCCTTCTTGAGTACCTGCAATGATATAATCCATTGCTTCTTGCGCAGTTAACCCAAAGTTTTTCATCAAGCCTTTAACACCTCGAAGGGTTTCATTCATATCTACATCAAATGTATCTTCAAGAATGATTGCTTGTTGTGTGATGGAATTAAGGGTTCCATCATCCATCTCTCCTAGGTTACGTTTGATGCGAACAACAGCTTCAGCGACTCGGTCCATACTTTCACCAAGCCCAGCCTCATAAACATCCTTAATGACCTGTGCGGTCTGTCTCGCTTGGTCATCTGTTTCTCCTAGAGCACCTTTGACACGTGCAACTGAATCTTCAAAATCAGCATAGACTTCTTTTCCAATTTCAGTTCCTTGTTTAATTGCTTCTCCTATGGCTAGATATCCTGCGATCTTTGCACCGAATGATTTGATTTTATCTTCCATTTCTTGAAGCTTTTTCTCAAAATCATCAGAGTCAGGAGGCTCAATAGGTTTTGGTTTGTTTTTTTTGTTTAAGAAATCATCTATCTTTTTCTTTACATTGTCTATTTTAGATGTTGCTTTATCTTCAACATCAACTTTACCATCAACATCTATAGCTTTTTCAACTGCAGATGCTTCTGATTTTACTGTCTGGGCACTCTTTTCAAAATTGGAAGTGTCCATTTTTGCACTACCTTCAACTTTTGCGTTGTCAGTAGCTTCTTTTGAAAAGCTTTCAACCTCATTCGATGCTTCATCAAGCTTCTTTTCCAGTTTCTTAGTATCAGCATCAACGTTAGGTTTAGCTTCTTTTTGTGATACATCTTTAGCAAATTTATCTACTTTTTTATCAGCTGTATTGAGTTTCTTATCAACGCTTTTATCATTGATTTCTAAATCAATAACAACTTTACCATCTGCCATCATACCACCTGCCTTTAATTTATTCTTTTGGAATTCCTAACGATTCAAATAATTCTGCTTCGATTTCTTCCTGAGTTCTTTGGAATGGGTCTCCCTGTTCTTGAATGGCATAATAATCTTGAAGTTCTTTCATTCTTGCACGTTCCTTCTTGTCCTTGATTTTTGATAGATCCGCAGTTCTATATCCAACGACCTGAACGAACTTGGTATCATCATTCAAACCATTCAGCAATGCTTTGAATTCCCACCAATGCATATTGGTTCTCAATAGATTTATGCCATACTGCTGCATGAATGCAGCAAAGATGAGGTCCATATCATAATCAAAAAGAAACCCAACTTTTTTATTAGGTTTCTTCTCAGGTTTATCCGGTTTATTACACTTGTAAAAATTAAGAATTCCTTTCAGTAATTCCAATGAATCGATACTTTCCATATATAATTCATAGTTTGGAATCACCAAATCAAACAGCATAGGGATTTTATAATTTTCATCAATATACTTGTCAGAAACGATACAAGAGAATTGAATCCATGTTCTAAAATCAGTTCTTATTTCTATTTCTTGATTTTCTATTCTTATTGTTTTTTGAAGATCTCTTTTGTCTAGAATTAACATAATCTTTTAACCCGTACTTGTTTTTTGTGTAATCCATTTGCTTTTGAAGATTTCCAAATTCCTTTGTAAGCGAGCTTAAACTGTCAAGCTCATTTTTGATTCTGTCTTGCTTTTCTTTTTGACGTTCAGTCGTAGCATGTTCATCAAACTTGGCTTGAATTTCTTCAGCAAGAGCTAGGATTACGTAGTAAGGTTTTAAATCATCCTTATCAAAAAGATAATCATATGAGCCTTTTCCTAGCAATTCATCAATGACGACTTGACAGTCTTCAATAAAGGTATCGTCAATTGTACGATTGCCTCTGTATTTTTTGATGAACTTGTCAATCAGCAAATGATTATCGATATTGTCAGCATCGATACTGAAAATACGATCTTTAATTTTTACATCGAATAAATTCTCTTGAATCTTGATTTCTAACATAGTAATAATCCCTTTCCTATTTGATTTCTATTTGCTTACTGGTGTTGATGACGCACCTGATTGAGGTGAAGCAGCTGTAAATTTACCAGTTGTGTAGTCATATTCACCTGCAGTAAATTCACCAGTGGCCACATTGTATTGGCCATGTTCTGAAGCACCTTTTTGAGCAAAAGTTCCTTCCAATGCAATTTTTCCTCCACCTTCACCAGAACCAGGATTAGATGGTTGAATTTCATATTGTCTGTGATGTGCTGCAAAACATCCAGTTGAACCTTCAACAGGTGCCCATGTTTCAATTTCATATTCATCAAACATGGAACCAATAATTTCTTTTTTACCAACTTCATAGATATGACGAACAAACTCATTGCCAGGAATCAATTCACCTGAATAAGAAACTGATGGTGTATATGCCATCATATTTGAGTGAGAAGTCTTTTCATTAATGTATTGTCCGTCATCGGTTGAAGGATCTACAGCTTGAGTCCAATCAGTTAAACCGGTACCAGCCAATACAGGTTTTGATACACCATCGAATTTGACGTAGTGTAGGTTTTCGTGGCGATTTACTACAGTATTTCTTAATGTTTGTGCCATTATTCAAAAGCTCCTTTCTTGTAGTAAGTTAATTGATACAGTGCTGAAAAATTAGCAATGCCATTGTCATAGGTTTCAACACCAGGATTGGCAATCATTTCTAATTTCTGTGGAACTATATCATCAGGAAAAACAATGTTTTCAAATTTATTCATTGTTTCCATTTCAAATTGGTTTGCTAAATCATCTAGAACGTCCGTAATTTTCTTAACGCTCTTTTCAGTTTTAGCTCCTGATTGAAAATTAATATAAAAAGGCAATACCGCAGTATAGCCTCCTATGATGTTTTCATTTATTTTTTCAGCACGATTAGATATTCTTTGAACCATGATTTGGTCATCCTTGTTTGAAGTAAAGAAATCTAATTTCCACATGTTTTTTTGTACATTTTGAATATCCAACTTCTTGCAAAAGTCATAGATACAATCCAATACCCTGTTGTATTCTTCATATGTCAGTTTTTTATTTGATTTATTTTCCATTTCTAAACACGTCCTCTATACTTTTAATCCATTTCTTGATGTTTGCTTTCTTTGATTTTTCAAACCATTTGGCCGTTGCCTTTGGATGACGTGACTTGTCAAAGTTCATCCCTGTACCTTTATAAACGTGTTGCGCATAATCAGTATCGTAAATGACTTGTTTCTTTTCTTTGGCACTATCACCAATATCGGGTGTTTCTCTCAAATGCGTATGATGTAGATTGGAAAAAGGAACGTAAGGATCAGTATCTCTTATTACAGAATTTTTAAGAGTCTGATAGGCTTTTTCCTTAGTCCCTTCCAAATCCTTCTTTACTTGAGAAAAGTCAACATCAACAGAAATCTTCAAGAAGCATACACCTCAATAAACTGAATATCTTTCGTTCCTGGCGGGCGATAACAGGCATATTTATTGATTGAATAGACATTTGTTGTCTTTTTCAATTCATCGTAGTCCGTTTCTTTTACCACATCCAAGACAAAATAATCTTCATTTCCAATCGTAAAAGTATTCTTTTTTGACTTGTAATCATGCTGATCAACAAATGTAAGCTCACCACAATCACTCAAATCAATCGTTAAAAGAACACTGTCCGCATCAGAAATCCCCTTGTTTGATTGTGTAATGCCATAGTTTTCATCAAATCCAACATTTTCAAGAATGTATAGAATAAAAGTATCTTCATCAACTTTATGAATCAAAGTAACAGTAAAAGGTCTTAAAATACGAGGAGAGCTAATCATATCGTTTGGCCACTCTGCACATAAGACCTTTTCTTCTCAATTCACTTTTAATCATATAAGCTGAAACGGATGAAAAAGGAACACCATTGAATTTGTTGCCCCTATCGCCATAGCTATAATTAAATCCGTCTTTCGATACGCTTTGCAAGTCCAAATCGCTTGTGCCATTTAGAGCATTCAAACCACCATTTGCTCGAAGATAATCGATTTGATAGCATACTGCTCGTTTAAGCTCCAAACAGTAATAATCGATATTTTTTTCTAATGCCCATGGTGCAATGAATTGTTCAGCGTAACCCTTGACTAAATCAATTACAGGTTCAACAAGGTCCTCAAATTCAGGCTGACATATTTTTCCTTTGAATGTATCTACGTAATATTCATATGAAACCTTCATACTATTCTTCTGCTGTATCTTTCTTAGCTTTAGATGCTTTTGCTGGAGTTTTAGCACCTGCTTCTAATTCTTCAACTTTTGTTGTCAATTCAGCATTTTGTGCTTCTAATTCCGCGATTCTTGCATCTTTTTCTTTTACTTGTGCTTTTAAAGATGAATATTCTCTTTTAAAATCTGCTAAAGAAACTGGGTCACCTTTTTTAATGACTTCACCAGATTCTTCATCAATATGATCATAACCACGAGCAACATAGTCATCAACTCTATGTGGCTCGATTGTAAGGATTCTATTTCCTTTTCTTACTTGTGACATAGATCATCCTCCTCTTTATTATTTTTCAACTGCAAATTGAATTGAATTTACTTTTTTCTTTAAAACAAATACATCTTCATGTGATTCTTCATAGTAGACCCATTTTCCTTCAGACATTGCAGATGGTTCATCTAATTTAGCAAATTCATAGTTGATTGGTGTAATGACTGCTAATGGATGCACCATGAACATTTTGATTTGTTTTGCAGAAACTGCAGGTTTATACCCTTGTGTGAAGTCATATACAGTTTTCATTAATTCTGATGGAACTTCAACGATTTTAACCAAGTCTAAGTTAGCGATAGTTCTGTTTAATTTATTTTCTGCATCACCAATGATTACAGTTCTAGCTAATTTTTCAGCTTGTTTTAACATTGCATTGTAAACTGGTGTGATATATAAGATTCTTCCTGTAGATGGAACACGTGCTTCAGCCATGTTGATCATCATTTTATCAAAATATTCTAAGATATTTGCTGCTGTGATTTCATCAGTAATAGGTGTTTGACCTAATTCTTGATATTCAGCATAGATTTTAGAAACACAATATACGTCCATTTCAGGGAATTTTTGTTCTTGATTGAATGTTTCAGTAATATTACCGATTGAAGCAACCATATTTGTTTGATCAATATCTTTTGGGTGTACCAAAGTAGACCATTTTCTTTCATTAGTTAAAGTTAATGGTGTCCATGCGTTATTGTAGTTTCTAGTTGCATTGGCAATTGTATCTCTTGTTGAATCTACACGTCCTGTAGTTTCTAATGTTGGGATTTCAATTGTTCTTGCATTGACCCATCTATATTTTTGGTTATTTGGAGTATTGAATAAATCTCCGAAATAAAGCGCATAAGGCCAAGCTTGTTCTAACGCTTGTTGATATGCATGTGCATAGTTTACTGCTGCCATATTTAATTTCCTCCTGATCTGTTATTCTTTTGGCATTGCTCTAACACCTGCAAAATGGAAACCGAATGCATTTGCATTGTTTTCTCCACCTGGTGCTCCTTTAGAAGCAGTACCTTTTGTAAATGTTGGTAATGAAGGTTCATCTTTAGTTTTTTCAACAACGAATGCTCCTGCATCCGATTCTTTTAAACCTTTGATATATTCATCCGCCCCAATGAATTTGCCGTCTTTTAATTCAAAATTTTGTTCCTTGAATTGAGAAATGATTCCACGTTTGGCACTTTCAGAAGTAAAGTTCATTCCTGCAAAGTATGAGTTAGTAGCAAAGTCTCTTTCTTGTTGAGTCAATTTATTGTTCAACTCTGCAGTTTCATCTTTATATTTCTTTTCCCATTCAGCAGCTGAATTCTTGATGCCTTCAATATCCATATCCTTGTATGATTTGATTTGCTTGTTCGCATCATTCAAGGAGTTTTGAGCTGATTCATATTTTGTGTTCAATGTTTCTAGCTCTTTTGTTTTTGATTCGACTTCCTTGCGATATTTTTCAATGTCATTACCGTTTTCAGTCATGATTTGATTAACTTGTTCATCTGTTAATCCTAAATTCTTTAAAAATTCTCTTTTCATAAGATCCTTTCATTCACTACGCTTTAGTACGCTGGTTGCATCAGCCTGTGTGGTTGCAGTTTTACGAGTTGCCCACCTCAAAATTTTTGTTTTATTCATGTCTTGCTATGTTGTTTTCAGTTTTTGGGTACAAAAAAAGGAAATATCAGTCTCTATTGCCGTATTTCCTTTTATTTCTCTCTAGTGCTTTTGTTTTGCTTTTAGGTGGCGGTACGTAGCAATCGTATTTTTCATGACGAACACGACCGCAAATCATACACATATACTGTATCTTCTTAATAATAACGTGTCTTTTCTTATCAAAGTATTGAATAGTATGATATTCAAATTCTTGATGATGATGTGGTCTTAATCCTTCAGCCATTGAAAAACACCTCCTTTCTTCTAAAATTGCGTATAGAAAAAGCGAGTCTTTTGAACTCGCTTCATATTCATATTTAATTATTATAATCTAAATTCATTGCCAACTGACTGTTATATTCTTTGATTTTCAAGCTTGTATTGACCTCAGGAGACCATGATTCCAAATAATTTTTAGCATTTTCATAATCAGTCTTTAGTGTATCTCGATATGAGCCTAATTTGAAATAGTTCTTGTAATCTCTCCAGATGTTACTGAAAATCTTTCTGCTCATTAGTTGATAAGCTCTTGAATCAATACCGCCCAATGTTCTAATTGCTGTTGTTTTAGCAACCTTTTCAAGTATTTGTTGTTGAGAACTATCAATCGTTGTTGATTTTTCTAAATCAGATACCTTTTCTTCTAGAACATCAACTCTTTGAGCTGTTTGTTCATGTGCTTTAATTGTCAACATAAGCAATTCTCTTGGGTCAGTTGGCACTTTAGCATATGAACCTGTCTTTCTCAAAGTTGGAAGAACTTCACTTGTTACCCAATGTTTGAACTTTTTAGCGGATTCTAACTTACTTGATAAGATTAATGAATACAACCCTGATTCATTAATAATAATTGGCTTTTGTTCTCTACCCATGGAGTCGTGAATCACGACCCCATCTCTTTTATCATCAGAATCAATATGTCTTGCAAGAGAATCTCTTACATTTTTATATCCAAGTGCTTCAGCAACATCCTTTCCAACAAACCAAGGTTCATTGTCAATCACCAAGCTTCTTACATTTCCAAATTCTTCATTGTTAAATATTTGTAGTTCTTCCATATTGACAACCTCCTTTGTTAATTGTTTTTTGAATGTTTCTTGTTAAATCGTTGCATTTATAAATGTTTGATCTAATATCTTCTTCTAACGTTTCTAATTGACATTGGATGATTGCCATAACATTTGCAACATCTTGTTTGATATCATTTCCATGGTCGCATGCATCACATGTAACAATGACCATTGAATTAATTCTTTCTAAATCATTCAATTTGTCATCTAAATCACTAATTATACTAATGATTTCATCTAATTCTTCTAACATACTTTTTTACCTCTTTCTTTTTGATTGAATTTCTAGGCAAATAATGTTAAAATGCTTTTGCCTAGATGGTTTAATAGAGAGGATTGTTTTAGTCGACATCTCTCTATTTTTTTATACCTAAATCTCTTTTTATCAATGTGGTTATATAGCCTTTTATGGTTTGACCATTTTCGGTTGCACGAATTTTTATTTGCTTATGTAACTCTTCATCGATTTTAAGTATTAAGTTTTTCATAGCTGTCCCTTTCAAAATATATATTATCAAAATAAATATATAGTGTAAAGTATAAATATATAATTTAAACATATTAAATGACATTTATTTAAAAAGTATATATAATATACACAAGGAGGGTTTAATATATGGATAATTCAATAATATCAAAAAATATCAAAACCATTCGTCGTGATAAAATGATGACCCAAAAAGAATTTGGCAAATTGATTGGAGTAACTCAAGCTACATTGTCTACCTATGAGCAAGGCCTTAAAATGCCTAATACTGATACACTGTACAATATCGCCGAAAAATGTGATATATCTATGGATTGGTTATGTGGTAGAACCAATCTAAAAAATATTGAAAATTTTGATTCGTATAGTGATGTATTCAAAACTATTGTTAAACTATGTAAAAGTGTCAAATTTTCAATAATCGAAGATTCTAATAATGTTTACAAAAACGATGTATCACAGCACTATCTTGAACCAGGAAATACGATTGTTAATGATTTTCTAAATCGCTGGCGTAAAGTTAAAGAAATTTACGATGACAAAACCATAGATGAAGAAACTTACGATACTGTTGTAAATTCGCTTATTGAACGATATAAAGATATTGAAATCATTTACGATGATGACAAGCTCTAACTCAAATGAGTAGGAGCTTTTTTATTTTTTTATATCATTTCATACCTTTTTATACTCTTTCATATCTTTTCATCCAAAATAAAAAGCCACTTATTCGTGGCTTGATAATTTCTAAAGATTAGAAGTATTTACCAATATTTCTTCATCCTTAAAAAGTTCTTCAATTAATTTCATAAGTTCAGCAAATAATTCAGGAGTTACCGAACCGACTACAATATAATCAAGTTTATCTTTTTGAAAATAATGAATTTGATTAGCTTTAATAAAGCCATCTTTCTTAACCCCATCTTCAACAGTAATTTCTAAATTTTGCTTCATTGAAAGTTTCTTCTTTCGATGCTCTTCGTTTTTAAAAGAAGACATGACTGAACATGTTAGATCAAATGGCAAACCTTCAATTTTACCTTCACTGTCATTCAATACAATGAAAGGATGATTTCTTTGACGTGCGCCATCTTCTCCAATATATTTTCTAATTAAAATAATATCTCCTACTCTGCACATTTCTTTTTCTTTGGTAAAGTAGCTTTTACTTTACTTTCTCCTTTTAACACTTTTTCGCTAAATTGAAATGGAACAACTTCATCATTATCAACTTTAGCGTTTTTTTGTGTTTTAAGATTTTCGAAAAAGCTAACAGGTAATGCTTGATAAGTCATAATCCCACCTCCACATATTTATTCTATTCTTTTCATAAGTATTCTATCACGTAAAAATGTGGTTAACAACCAATTTAATTGGTGTTATATTGTTTTATACCTTTTCATACTGTTTCAATAGTGCTAACTATAATTGAAATTAAACATGCGTATTTATTGAAAAAAGTCCGTAATTATCAACAAATTTTAGAAAGCGCAAAATTGCGCCCTCAGGATTTCTTTATCCGTTTTTCCTGCCATTGGTTGACTAATGAATAGTTTCATTTATAACATCCTCCTATTCAAAAAATACCCAGTCATCCGCTAACATATCTGTTTGTGATGGTGCCCAAGGTACAATATTTTTCTTTGCATCTAGATTATCAGTTTGTAAATTAGATGAATCTATACAAACAAAAGGATTTGTTGTTGCATCTGTTTCACATAAATGAATAAAAATTCCTTTACCATTCCAACCTTTTCTAGCAAGTTTCATCCCTCTTTTTAAATATTTGATAGCTTCATCAAAACCAAAAGTAATTTCTCCACCTAATTCTGGGCAGTTTTCTTCATCAGCAAGAACCCATCCATCATCAAGAATATTAGATAACGTATAAATAACTCTTTCAGTTTCTCTAATATCCATTTCTTTGCCTTCTTTGGTATGCATGATTACTGTTTTCTTTTCATCATCCCAATACCAATATCCACCCCAACTTGGAAGCTTAATTTTTTCTCCGTTATACATAAGTTTAAACGCTCTTTTAAATTTCATTGCTATTCTCCTCCTAGCTTGATGCATCTATTTTCAAATTTCTTATAAGCATCTAAATAAAGTTCTTTCTTATCTCCGTTGTAAGTTAATTCATAGTACATTCCATCCGAAAGAGATGTTGATGCTAATGCTTTACTATTTTGTAACGCTTTGCAACTCCAAACAGCATAAACATCAAAATCAACTTTGCCATCCGTTTTATCAAGATGTTCTTCTGTGTACTCTCTGACTACTTTTTTACATAAATCTAAAAATTCATCTGAACCCATTTGTTTTCTCCTTTTTTACTAAAATATTTCTAAAACAAAAGCAATAACCATAATTAAGCTGAAAATAAAAAGTGGGATAAGAATTTTCCATAACCCACAAATGAATAGATCAATAAGTTTTAAAGCAATTAAAAGAATGAACAATACTTTGATTACAGTTTTCATATCCTATCTCCTGGTTTTGAGCAAAAGAAAAAGCCAACTTTCGTTGACTTATTATTTACTGTCCTTGTTCCCAAGCCCATTTTTTAAACTTCTCAAAAGCTTCGATTGCTTCTTTTGGGGCATCTTTCATAATTCCATCTTTTACTTTATCTTTATATGGTTCCCATATTTTCAATAGTTCTTCTATTTCTTCAGGATAGCATCTTAAAGCCATTTTATTTTCGCCCCTTTCTGTTAGTTAAAGCTATGAATTCAGCTTCTACCTCGTCAAAACGTGTTGCACCATACATTCTTTCTGCATATTTACTTATCTCACCTACATTATAATCATTTGCTATCGGTAAGTATATCTATACTTTTAATTTCATTTGCCATAATTTCATAAGAGCCGTTATCAGAATAAGGAATTTCTATACTTGCAACTTCAGGATCATTATCAATCGCTCTGGTAAAACCTTTAACAATACCCTTTATGACTTCACCTGTGACACATTTTACCTTTACTTTTTTTCCAAAATATCCCCATAATTCTTTTTCTGTCATATGTTCCTTACTCCTTTCTTAATGTAGGCACTAAATGCGTTCCTTTATCTTTACTGTAATGAATTATGAATCTATGTGTTAATATTAAATTCCCATCAATATCAATAACATATCCTTCCATGTTCTCATCAATAATAAGCTCTTTATTATTCCAATTTCCATTTACTGTTCGTTGTATAATTCCTTTGCCTGCGTGTGTCGAAATACATTGCTGAATTTCTTCCATTGTAGCATTAGAAATATAACTTCTTCCTTTAATATAATTATTATGACCTAAAATATGCTTCCCTTGCTGTCCTTCTCGCAAAGATAAATTATATGTCTTAATAATCTCATTTTGAAGATTTACATTTTTAACATCTAATTGAATTGCTTTGTATCTATCAATATCAGTATACTTCATATTTTGATACTCTTCTATGCTTTTTGGCATAATTGAAGATTTTAATATTTTTGAAAACATTTCAAATTCTTTTTTATCAGAATTGAAACTAGTTTTTTTGAGTATTTTTAAAGCTTCTTCTGTGCTGCGTTCAGCCATGACTACTTTCTCTCTTGGATAAGCCTTTTTAAGAACGTTATCAATACCATGTTCTTTCTTGAAGTGAATGTTGCTATCTTTAATGAATTGAGAGCGTTTATCTTGCCATTCTCTAATCTTTTTAGCTTCTTTGGTGGAATCTACACCGCATTCATCAAGAATATTCTTTCTTTTCTTCCAAGAACGAATCTGACGCTCATAATATCTTTGCTTTTGTTCCAGCTCGTATTGATCATCATTCCTGTTTTTGTCAAATTCTTCGGTATCAACTAGATTGTTCCTATACTCATAATCAGTAACTTCATAAAATGAATGTCTACAGTTTGCTCCTCCTAGACCATCAACACGGCCATATCCCGTTGCCTTTTTAAAGTTCTGTAGACCTTTTACAGGAGTATGAAGATAAAACAACTTACCTTGCCATTCCTGATGGGATGGTCGAGCACCGCCATGACTTGAAGTCTTTACAATGTTGATGCCCAATTCTTTGCAGTTATCCATTTTAAATTTTAAAGACGTTTGATTGACACCACTTGTAACTGCTCTTTTAACTGCAGCATCCATTGAAGTTGTATGATCAGTATAACCAACTACTTTGATACCTTTTTGAGAAAGCTTTCTGATTGATGATTCAATGGCCTTGTCAGCATTGTTTCCTGCAACGATTCTAGAATATGCTTCATCACATGCCTTTATAAACTGCTTGTTGGTGCATTTTCTTGAAATGTTGCAAAGATTTTTGATTTCACCTTGAGTATCCTTGATACCCTTGTTCAAATTCTTGTTTGACCTGTTCATCATGTCTTTTTTAGAAGTTTGAGAATCAGTATCTTTTAATCTTGAAAAGATATTGCTTACTGTCATTGCTATGCCACTCTTGATAGCTGTTTTTACTTTGCTTTGAGACGATTTCTTTACCTTTTGAAATTCAGTACCCGAATATTCAAAAAACTCTCTACAGGCTTTATTTTTCCATTTTGGATACTCTTCTTCGATATCTTCTAAAAATGCAAGGTTTCTTAAACGCAAACCCATCCAAATTAAAAGAAGAGTTTCCAATGTGCTGAAGTCATTTGAGACATCATCACCCGACTCTTCTAAAAATTTATCAGTTAACATTTACATCCTCTTCTGCATCGTCATCTTCATCATCATATTCAATGCCTTCATCAGAATTTTCTGCAACTTCTCTTTTTGCTTCTTCTTCACTCATACCTTGCCATTTGACTTTGTATTTCCATTCAGGCATCAAACCAGCGTTGACTTCTTGAAGATCAATATTTCTTTGTTTTTCAGTATCAGTCAAAATACTGTCTCCCCAATCGGTCTCAACAACACATTCCATGGAATTGGATTTACCCATTCCAATAGCATAAACATTCATTGCATATGCTACATCTTCAAGTACAGTATTCAAATTGTCTTGAATTGCTGAAACAGTATCATATTTTCTTTGTTTTGACGACTTGATTTCTTCTGCAGTTTTATCGACTTGTTGTGGATCACTTAAATCCCCATACGATAAACCACATTCGAACTCAATTCTCTTTAGAATATCATTGAATCCTGCAGCATAATTGGCATCTCTTAATTGAGGAGCATGTACTTTGATTAAATCATTGATGTTTGTTGCTTGTCCTGATGAATTATCGATATCGTATGTTCTGTACAATCTTTTCTTTCCTTCAGGAAGTTTTGGTTCATTAGTACGTGAATCAATTTCAAATGCATCACCAGAAGCCTCAACAGCCATTTCACCACCCACGAATTCCCAAATATATCTGCTGTATTGTTCTTCTGCATCTTTAATCAAATTGATTGCTTTGACATAACAAGGTACACCGAGCGGGGACATCTTATCAATTGTATTGATGACTGGTGTTTTGAAGTAAGAAAAAAGTGGCCTGTCAACGCCACCAATCTCAAAATGTTCTTCCAAGTCTTTCCACTCAGGAACAGTATCCAATGGAATTTGATTACCAAAATCCGTATAGAAACTGTAGTTTCCTTGAGAATAATCTTTCTTCATAAATGCATAGTTTTCAAACGTATTTACTCCATTTTCATACTTTTGATATTCCAATCGAGTATATACGTTTTTGCCTTTAAAAATCTGTTCTACAAAGATACCTGCGGTGATTTTCTTTCTTCCGTTAAACGTAACAGGAAAAAACTTATCAGCATGTACAACATCAACAAATATTTGATTGTCACTTACATATGGTTTGAAAACAACACCACCTTCGCCTAAAGCCCATTGAAGATTTTCATTCATATCTTTGATGAATTCTTGATATTCCTGATTGACAAAATCATTTGATATGACTTTTGATATCAATTCTCTTGTTGAAGTTTTAGAAAGTTCCTCACTGATCCCTTGTGCCAATGCTAATGATTTGACACCTTTTTCTTTACTTAGCCAAGGCTGCTTGTTTTCTAAAATCTTATTCCATAAATCAATTGAATTGACCATGTCATTCGACATTGCAATATCGATATCGAAAAATTTATTTATATCTTTTGTTGCAAACATTCTGTTCTTAATCCTTTCTAGAAATTTCTTTATTGCTGTAAACACTAATCATCCTCACCACCTTCATTCTTCTCGACATCAGGAAGATATCTTTTAATGTATTTCCAAATGCCCATGATGTAATATTTCAATGCATCCATGCAGTGATCATCATCTTTTACTGGTTTTTCAGCACCACTTTCAATGCTTTTTTTATCATAGCTGTAAATAACGATTTCATTCAAAAGCATTTCCTGACGTGCACTGAACAGTACTTTTTGAAATGCTATTGCTTTTTGGACTCTTGAAATCCCTAATTTGACATCATTTTGAGCACCTCTTATTTTGATAAATGGACAGGCTCTTTTGATTTCTTCAGCAAGCCCTCTTGCACTTGGATCAATATAAAGACTTTGTGGATACTGACCAAATTCTTCCTTGATTTTTTCACACATCTTCTTGAATTTAAAAGCATATTCACTTGGTGTCAGCTGCTTACCACTTTCACGGCCTGAATGATAGAATTCATCAAGTCCAAAAATGATTTTCTGTGTAGGGTTGAGTCCCCAAAACTCAAATACTGTTGCATTCATTTGGCCATAATCACAAGATGCATCAATTCTTGTAATTCCGTTGATTTCATCATTGGTAAGATTTCTATCCAAAACATGTTTATCTTTATCAAACATGTAATAAATGATTTCATCCAGTCCGATTGATATCCCCAGCCAAATCCAGTTGTACATTCTTTCATCGACTTTTTTCATTTCCATTGCTGATTGAATAAGCTTTTTACCAAGCCACTTTTCTGGAACATCTCTATAATCAACATGGATATGAATGCAGTCACTACGTTTTTCCATCTTTTTGACCCATTTAAAAATAGAAGCATTAGGATTTTTGGGAGGGTTGAAATAATACTCCATGCAGAATTCATCATCATTTCCACGAACAAATGTCGCTTCAATGTTGGATATTTCGTCTTCTCCTTGGCCGCGTTCAAAAAACTCGGTCAGCTCATCTAAAATAACAAGTTTGATAGGCTTTTCTTCATCAATGATCCCTTTTGTATCATCAATAGAATCGTTTCCTGTAAAATAAACCGAATTGCCATTTTTAAGATATGTAATCTTCATTGGATTCTTAGTTATCTTAAACTGTTTTTTCTTCAATCCTAGACGTTTGATTGCTCGTTTGAATTCATTGTAGACAGTCTTAGAAAGCTTATTGTGAAACTTTCTCATAACAATTACGGAGCATTCATCTTCGCTTACAATCTTATAAATTCCATGAATAGCAGCATAACTTGATTTGGTACCAGCACGACCGCTGTCCATAATCTTGTGAACATGTGAAATATCGTTGAAACATGTCAAAAATTTTGGAATGACAATATCTGAAATACGAACCTGTTTTTTCTTAGTTTTCTTAAATTGGTGCATCATTTATGATTTCAACTCCATCATCTTCTTGATCATTCGTATTTAATTGCTTTTTCAATACTTCAATCTTGAGTTTTTGTTCTTCGTTGGCCATGTTCAAATGACTTGATAACCATTCGAGAGCTCTAAGAGAATCTGACATTTTAATTGCCTTTCCATCCAATTCATCGGAATCTAAAAAAGCAATATCAATGTATCTTTGAACAATATCGTTAGGATCCAAAAGAATATCAGTATATAACTCTTGCTTTAGTCTTTTAATTTCTTCTTGGATTTCAGGCTTTTTAAACCATCTTGATGCCATGACACAAGCACTGTTATATTTAGCTTTGGGTTTTATTTTTAAATATGCTTTGACCTTGTTATGATATTTCAAATAATAAATGCAAAAGAGCTGATGTTCTTCATCCAGCTCACTTGTTTCTACTATTTCTTCAGCTATTTTTTTGCATTCTTTTTTGGTGTGCACACTTTTATTTTGGGGTGCACCCTTTTTCTTCTTTTTTGACCATTCATAACGGCGTGACCATGACTTGACAGTGTTGATTGTCGTACCATATTTTTTAGCAATTTCTTTTTGCTTCATGCCGTTTTTATAGTCTTCAAACGCTAACTCGTGTTTTTCCAAATCATGTCACCACCTCCATTTTTTTATTTATATAAACAGCAGTTAAAACTGCATCGTTGTTTTTGCAAAAGAAAAAAGCTCCCATAAGGAACTTTTTAGCAAGGGGTTTAACCAATATGTCTGAACTGTGATTTTAAATTAAATGGGATTGTTTCATTTCTTTAAAAACCACAATAGCATAATAGCATGGAAATAAGGGTTCAATCTAGGTCCACTTTGGGTTCATTTTGGGCTCACTTTGGGTTCAGTTTGGGTCCAAAATGGGTCCACTTTTAATAAAAAATTATCACTTGTGATAAAAATTACAAAAAAAGACTGCGATGCAACTAATCATCACAGTCTTAAATAAACAGTTTATGTAATTTGCTCATTCAATATGTATCTATTAAAGAAATTATCAAAAGCATATTTTGGTATTGTATATACCTTTTTGAAAATAAATCTTTCAAATCTTTCCAATCCAAATTGCGCAGTAGTTGAATCTAAATTCGGCTTCATATTTTGCAGTCCATAAAATAGTGCAGCTCGGTAATTGGAAGGTGGTATTTCAGAACATCCAAGCTCGAATAAATTTTTATCTTCTTTATACTTATTTTTATCGAAAAGATTTGATATTTTTCCCTTATCAATAGATTCTTCATTAAAGACAAGAACGTAAACAATATTGTTCCTTGAATAATCAATGTGTTTATTTACAGTTTCTAAAAAAATAAGCATACTATCATAAATTTTGTTGAAAATCTTAACATTTTCTTTTATATCGATAGTACCGTTTTTAAATTCAAAAAAATACCAAGTATTTCCAATCTTAAGCAAAGCATCATTAGAAAAAGGCATTTCACTTGGTCCTTTTTCCATATGCTTCAAATACTCTTCTTTAACGCGATCAAAATCTATAGCTTCATTTTGAAGCTCCGTCATAGTTGCACCATTGTCATCATCATAAGACGTTTTACTCAATGTAGAATATTCTAATCCAAATGTATCTAAGATAGTTTTTTCATCTGGCTGTTTTGTACTATCTATTTCCATAAATTATTTTTTCCAATTCTTTTAAAGGTTCCGCAAGTTTTTTATAAATTTTATCAGTATTTCTTGTAACATCTTCAAAAACTGCCATATTTTCTTCGTTTAAATCACTTAAATAATATTTACATTTATTTGCAATTTCATACTTTGCAGAATATGCTTCGATTGCACTAATGAAATATGGACTATGTGATGTTAAAACTATATTTAGATTAAATTCTTTTTGAATTAAAACCAACATCTCAGCAAAAATTATTTGCCATTTTGGATGAAGATGAATTTCAGGTTCATCTAGTACAATCATAGAATTATCAGAAATGTCATGATTTTCAATCAATTTTAAAATTATCGCTAAAGCTTTGATACCTGTAGATAGATTTTCTAATTCAATTTCCTGATTTGATGCAGATTCTAAAAATACAAATTTATTATCTTTTTCTAAAAAATCACCCTGTGTAAGTTGAAGCAATTTATTTTTGAATTCGTCCAGTCTTTCAGTTAGAAGTGCATCACCGATTAAATCATTTGTTGAAGTTTTAGAAAGAGATTTATTTAATTTAATTTCTAAAAAATCAGCGTGTTTTAAACTTTCGTTTCTGACAAAAATCATATCCATAGCTCTTTCAGAAATATGGCGTTTCCTAAATTTAAATCTATTATTCAAATCATCTAAAACAAAAGGATTATCTATATAAAAGCATTCATTTTTAATATCAATATATTCTTCTACCATCACATGCCTATCTTCTATTTCGGATAATTTTATATGTTGATCTTTTATTTTCAAATCAATATACATACTATTTTCGTTTGATAGACTTAAAAACTGACTAGAAAATTCAGTTTCAAAATATTTTTCAACAACTAAAGACAATAACGTTTCTTCTTTGAAAGAAAGATATTTTTTTAGTGCACTAATATTACTGTCATCCAAATCATATTTTACTTGTAAATCAAATTTTTCAATATCATTTTCATTACTTTGGCTAATATCGTTAATTTTTTTGATTATTTCATTTATTTGTGATTCACTATTCTCATCATCAAATGCATCAAAAAGTTCTCTCCTAAACTTATTTGAATAAGATAGAATAGTTCCCACAGATTTTCTTCTTTCTTCCTTTACTTTAAAATCTATATTATGAAAAGCAGAATACAAACTATATAAAATTTTACCAACTGTACTTTTACCAGTATTATTTTCACCTGCAATTACTGTAATTCCATTTATTTCTATATCAACATTTGCAATCTTAGCAAAATTTTCTATGTGAAGTTTCATGATCAAACTCCTTTCTTTTTTATATTAATATAATACAATATATCTATTAATTATTATGTCAAATTATGCCAAAAATTATGTAATCTTATTTCTTCCTTTGCTTTATATTGTCTCATATCGCTTCATATTGTATCACAGACACATGAGCAAAAGGAATACAAAAGCACAAAAAAACATCAAAATTATGGTGTTTTTGTTTAAAAAAATGTGCAAATTTTATTAATCATCACTTATCATTTCATAAAACTTATCATTCAATTTTTCGAGTGATGGGCGGTGTTCCATGTCAAGATATTTAGATAATTCTAAACATGCTTTTGGAAACTCTCTTTTGTAAGTTGACTTACTGATGCAATATGATTCTTCCAACGTGTCAATCATTTCATTATATCCTCTTGAACATACGTACGTTCTAATGATGTTTCTATGTCCTGCGTTTAGCAAATATACTAACGGCATAAATTTATCAAGTTCTTTGTTAAAGAGCTCTAGGCGCTTTGTTAGAAGCTCCCTGCGCAACATATTAGAAGTGATTTGTTCTCCTTTTGGTTTTGAAAAACCTCCAGGAGCTTCATCACTGTATTTAATTGATTGAGGGCTTGGAATGTCCTCAATTTCAAATGTTAAAGAGAATTTTTCAATATTTATTAGGCGTAATTCTCTAAGATATTTTTTAACTTCATCAATGATCTTCTTTTCTTCATCTGTATATTTCATTCCTTGCCCTCCAAAATAATTAATTATTAATTTTTATGATCTTGATAAATTGCATAAGCAATTATCCCTGCCAATTCAGCAAGGATAGTTGCTGCAACTCCACACCAAAATGGGTTAATGTACATTATTTATCACCATCTTCTTTTATTTCTACATTGCCTTCTTCAAGGTACTTTCTTTGTATTTCAAGTTTTTCAATTGCTTTCAAATGCAATTCCTTATCAAAATTAGTTGCACACGTTAAACGACCAATAACGTATTTGATTTCTTGATTAGTCAACTGACAATCATTAAGCTTTTTAATTAATATATTCATTTCAATCACCTTTTTTGAATTTTTGACTACATAAATCAATACCATACACAATACTTACGACCGAGAGAAAATAAAACATGAGTGAATTTCGATATGATTGATTAATGATTGCAGTGATTATATGAGCTATGATGATTACAGTATAAATCGCTAACAGTTTTGTATTTTGTTTTAAAAGCTTTTCTTTTTGTTGACGGTATTCTCGAAGCAAACCGTATAGATTGCTTATTGTTTCATTTGCAAGATCCAATCCACTAATCAATGCCTCATTTTGTTCTTTTAAATTTTTGCAACGTTTTTCTAAATCATTTTCAGCTTCTAATTTAATCTTCTGCATTATTTACCACCTACTCACTTGATTTGATATCAATAACACCATTTTCAATAACTTCTTTTGCCGGAAAGAATTGAATGTCATAGGCATAAGGATTTTCTTTCTTAGCGTTTGTTTGAATGCAAGTGTATGTAACATCATTTGACAAATGCGCATAGAACAGCTTGTACTTTCCTTTTCCAGTTTTGATTGTTACGTTTAAATCTCCATCTTCATCACTATCAAGGGAAATCTTTCCCTCAACAGTGAATAATGGATCATTTGTTCTAGTATTAAGAGCAACGACTTTTCTTGTAATTTTAAAGTTGTTTGCATCTTCTCTAATATTCCAATTAACTCTAGATGCTTTTGAACATCCAGTTAAAGCAAATACGCTTGCTAATATGATTAATACTTTTTTCATTTATTTTTTCTCCTCTTGTCTTATCTCTACATTGCTATTATATTTAATGCATTTACCATTCTTATAAGCAACGCATGAATCTTTTAAACAATGATTTAAAATAACTGTTTTATTCGTTCCTCCTCCACGCAAATACGATTCTCTTATTTCAAACCCGGTTAAATCTGGGCAATATTTAATCATTCATTTCCACCTCTTTCTTTTTGATGTGGTGTCTTTCTTCATACCATTCAATATCTTCTTCAACACGTTTTAATAAATTCTTTTCTCTTACTAGATCCTTTTCACTTGCTCCTGGTCTAGTGATATAGTATTGCAAAGCATGTTTTACTGTTTGCAACTTTCTATAGTACGTTCCCATTGTTTTTTATTTCCTTCCCATGGAATTTGAACTGGATAATATCTATTTTCTTCAAAAGGCTTAGTTAGAACACCTGCATCGCAATAAAACGTTGTCATTTTAGTTTCTTTGGCAAGAGCATCATCAGAATATAAATATGTATTTTCTAATCTTGTAAAAGTTGTAAAGAAATTATCCCAAACCCACATACCAGGAGTTAAATCTTCAAATTTAAGGGGTTGAGGACTGAAATGTTCTTCAATTAATCTATCAAAAGTATCAAATGCAGATAACGGAATATTAATTCCACCATACATTTTGATAGCATTGAGAGCTTGCAAACAATCATCTTTATTTATTATTTTCATCTTCAACCCTCCAATCTAATATTTGTCCACATTTTGTACAATAGCTTTGTCTTTCTACTAAAAGTGATTTACAAGAAGGACATACTAATGCTGTTTTTTGAACAACTGAACCATCAGCAGTAACGCCATCAGCAAATGCTATTAATGGTTTTTTAGGTATTGCTTTTTCCACTAATTCTTTTATATCAATCACATCAAATGCTTTTTCATATTTATTCATCTAGCCACCCCAATTCCTTACATTGTTGATATACCGCTTTTAATTCATCTACAGTTAAAGGTGCACAAGTTTGAATTCTTTTTTTGTCTAGATTGAAAACTATATGCTCATATCCACGCTTTTTCTTATATGATATGAAGTGGCTTGCTCCACCAAGAGTAAATGTGTCAAAACTGTATTTATACCCTAACTCTTCAAACATTTTTTGTGCTGTCATAATCAATACCCGTTTTTAAGCCTTTCATAATTGATTTTGTTTTTATTAAGGTATTCTTGATAGATTTCATCAAATGTAAAACCTAATAGTCCACTTAAAATTAATAAATCAGTTAATTTACAATTATTATCTAAAATTTCACGAATAGCATGACTTAAAGGCAATAATAAACGTACATAATATTCATCTATATCATCTTCATAGAAATTTAAAATTACTTCAATGCTTTCATTATTTTTGTATCCGTAACACATTTCATAAGTCATAACAAAATGATAAACGTCTACTAATTCTTCTAATACTCTTTTTCTATCTACAGGCTTTTGGCTCTTTTTCCACCAGCACCAAGCTCCTTTCAATTCATGCGTTAGTTCTCCTAATTCATCAATAATAGCTAATTCAAGTTTTTCTTCGGTCATAGATTCTTCACCGAATTCATTTAAAATATTTTCGTTCAATGTTCTTTGCATTTGAAACATTTCTTTTAACTGTTCTCTTATTTTCATAATTTCTTAACCTTTCTTAACGATATCTTTCATGTCATTTTTGTAATAACAATCTTCACATACTGCATAGCCAAATCCACTGCTATTCAAGATGATTCTTGATGTATAAGAAGCTCCGTACATGATTTTCTTTCCGCATTCACAACAGGCAACTTTCTTGTTCATATCATCTTCGTAATATGTAGACCCTTCAGGCAATGCATAATCTTCATATTGGCCGGTTTCCAAATCATATTTTCTAGCAAAAACATGATCCATTGCAGTTTTTAATAAATCAAAATACTTTAAAGCATCATCTTGTGTCATATCTTTGTAATTTGCATCGAGGACAACAACACCACGCTCTTTACAAAGTTTTGACCATTCTTCACCTGTCATTTGTATCACGTCCTGCCACTGGCTTATTACACATGAAGTCTTCAAAATCCATATTGCAATCGGAACAGATTTCTGCTTTCTTTGTTACAAGTCCTATGCCACCATCATTTTTAAAACCGTACGCTTGATATGAGATTTTATAATTTGTAACCTCTTTAGTTTTGAAAACTCTTTTGCATCTATCGCACTGAACAATTCCTCTATCTATTTTCATGATTCGCTTCCTCTCTTCTTTTCTTAACAATCAATGTGAGTCTTTCATTTCTTTCTTTGATTCTTAAATTTTGCATTCTCAAACGATAATTTTCATTCTCGAGATATGCAATTTTTTTCTTGAGGGGCAAATAATTATCTTCACCCCATTCAAGAAGTAATTTTCTTAATTCATCACACTTTGACATCTCTTAATTTCCTGTTCAATTTTCTTAAAAGTTTGTAAGGAAATGGATTTTCTTCTAAATATTCAAAATAGCTGACTGTTGTTGAAAGTCCCTTTATTCCATCAAAATTTCCATGTGAGTAAGGTGTAGCGATAATTTTATTCAAAGCAGCTTCAATATCACCATCAACAATCCTTTTATCGGCACTACCCATGCACATTGCATTTCCTGTCAACATATTTGGCATTGCATATTCATACAATTCGGTATCTCCGCCTTTGTATTTCTTATAGCAGTAACATTGGATGCCTTTTACGATTTTGTTGTCATATCGAACGATATAAATAGCATTAGGAAAATTTATTTTGTATGAATGATTATTATAAGTAACATATTGCATATGCTCAGGCTGTTTTATAACAGCATAATCAATACCAGCGCCTATCGTGTTTTCAGAAAACAATTTTATGTTTGCTTTCTCATGCTGATCTTTGATAAAAAAATCATTAAAAAGTTTTACCAGTTCTTCTTTTGAAAGCATTTTGAATGTAATCTTCTCGTTTTGTTTGATACATAATTCAGCATCATCTTTTTTGTTGTTTAAACGAATGATTGCTTCTCTCATTACATGATCACCTCGCTTTTTGTCTTTAATGTGTTTGAAAGAGCTGAAATCAAAGCATTTGAAGTAAATTTATAATCACAATCATCTACTTTTCTTTCGACTATTATTTGCAACAATTCCGTATTGTGTCTTTCTTTTTTTGAAACATTGGCCATGATTTCTAGAGCTTCATTTGCCACTCCAAAATTCAAATCAGGATATTCCCATCCTTCAATTTCAATGTTTCTTACGTTTCCTTTAACAAATTGACCATTTATAAATCGATATCCAAAACCATATAGCATTGCTCTTATTTGATAGCTCTTTTTATAAAGTTTTCTGAATTTCCTAGCTTTTCCCTTATTTTTGAATTTGATATACAGGAACTGTATTTCAGTGGTACCTAGATTGTAATAATCAACCTTAGGTTCGGATAATGTTTCATCCGAGTACTCACACCACTCTTTGGCTTCTGCATATATTTCTCTAAAGACACCTTTTAATTGTGGAATAATAAAACTTACATTTACAAACACTTCATTCTGTTCATCATATAATCCTTCAATTATTGTTTCGAATCCATCGACTGCAAATTCGTTTCTGTCAAAAAAAGGACTTAATATAACTTCTTCAAATTCATAGTCGATAACATCTGGAAAAACATGTTCGTCTAATAAGTCAATTTCTTGAAAATTTTGTATCAAATCATTAGATTCATCTTCTTCAAATGCAATCGTTAAATCATCTATAGCTTTTGGTGATGTATAGCTTAAAGCGTTGATGAAAAACTTTTCATAGGTGTTAGGTTCTAATTTATCTGGAACATGATCAGTCGTAAAAAACTGTCTCAAATCTGTTGACAAGTTGAACACCTTCTTTCAACTGATACATGATTAAAGCGTTGCAATGTTCCAATATCGATACGGCCATTTTTGCATTGGTTACTAGAAACTGAACATTTCCTTTGGCGGCCTGTTCTTGACAAGAAACGTCAAGTGGGTGCTTATCCAAATCAAATTTGTAACATTGACTTCTCAAATTACTTTGTTGAATACCATTCTTTTTTGTTGTGATATAGATATTTCCTTCATATTCACTATTTGCTGAGTCGATATAAATAACATCATCAAGCTTTTTAAATACCTTTTCTAAAATCATTCTTGTAGCATCATTATCGACACATCCTATAATTACAGGAACATATCCCTTATCATCTTGGATAAGAGCAAATAAACTTTCATAAGTGCAATATTTATCATCAAACTCACATTCGATTGGATAAAGAGAGTTGATTTTTCTTGATAATGCTAAAGCCTTATTATCACCAACGTCTTGAGCTTGGTATCCTTGGCGTTCGATATTTTTAGATTCGACTGTATCACCATCTAGTAGCATCATTTTATGTGATGTTCCTAAAAGAAGTTTTGGGAGGTCTCTTGCTAGAAGAGAACCAGTCCCACCAACTCCAATCACATAGAATTTATATCTTGTATAAGCCATATCGAACACCTAGCCTTTTCTATGTTGTTTTCCAGTTACAACAAGAACGTTGTCATCCTCGATATAGCTGTATTCCATTGTTCCTGCAAACTCATAATGACGGTGTTGTAACATGATGTCCGTGATTTCCTTTTCTGTATAATCTTGGCCATCTACAAACCCATAAGAAGAAATATCAATCAATCTTCCTTCAGAGTAGACTCCAAATGGATACTTGTAAGTTTTTTCAGTACTTGCTTTTTTCTTAGGTACTTTTTTACCTGCGGGTTTTTCTTCTTTTTTAGATTCTTCTGCAATTTCAGTCGCTTGTTTTTCAGCGCTTTCAACTGGAGTAGGTTGTTGATCAGTTTCTTTTTTATCTTCTTCAACAACTGCATCTTTTGTATCTTTTTTAGCTGATTCCTCGGCTTTTTTCTTTGCTTCTTGTTCTTCTCTAACTAAATCAAACAATCCCATAATTTTATCCTCCTATTTCGGTCTTCTCTCACCGATTTCTTCTAGACATATTTTTAAACATTCATTTTCAGCGAATTCACGAATGATAACAAGTTCACATACCTGGATATCGTCGTAATATGCTACGTCATTGAGTGCATCTAAAACCACTTTTATAATGTTGTCGATATCCGGTTTGACTGTACAAAGAAACGTTTTATCTAATAGCCAAGCTCTTAATTTTTTAGTGGTCGACTTAGGAATTTCTCTGTATGCAAATATCTTCACCCTCAACGCTTTATCACTTTGATAACTTATAGTTTTTCGATAGCACATTGCTATTTTTTGTTCGTAATCCCTTGTTTTTTTTGGTGTGTACGCTCTTACGAATTTTCCTTGCGTAGTAAATCTCGGTCTGCCTTTTCCAACGATTGCTCCTGGTACAGTGAACCAAAACTTCTTGTAGTTTGCTTGTATTCCAAGATTAAGCTCGCATTGGGTCGAAGTCATCTTCTAGCTCCTCTGGAACAACAGTGTCTTCAAGAAGTGCATCCAATTGTTCCTCTTCTTGATAATCATCTTCTACCACTTCAACTTCAGGTCCTTCTACATCCATATCTTCGAATTCATCATAGTTTGTAGGTTGTTGTACAAGCTCCATTTCTTGTTGATCACAAGCACTTTTCTTAGGGTCATCTTTGATATTGAAGTAAATTGTCATTGTGATGGTTGTTTGACCACCATTTAGCTCAGTTTGATCACATGCTGCCAAATAATATGGGTTCCAATCACCAGCTAATGTAATAAATTCATTGTCACGTTCTGCATCCAACATATAGATATCTGGAAATCCTATCTTGTCCAAAATCTTATTATCTTCTTCAGAAATCCAACGATTTGTAACTTCAACAATTTTAGGAATCTTGTAAGGATCACCTTTATCTACAGAAAAAACCTTTTTCGACATATACCCTGTATGTTTGAAAAAATTTCTAATTGCAATTAAATATGATTCTTGACAGCTAAAATGTTCAGCTTTCGCCAATTTCATATCTCCGTTAGGTAATTGTGATAGTTCATAAGGGATTTTTCCAAACTCTCTTAATTCATCATCTAAAAGCAAATTACTTTGAAAGTCATAAACTGCAGCATAGTTGTTACATACTAAATAGAGCTTTTCATCATCACCATAAAATACTGGTGTGTAAGTCTTGTTTTTTCCGATGATTTCTTTCGCGATTGAAAGAAATTTATAGAAAAACGGTTCTTCATCTTTTTTTATGAGCATTTTCATCTCTCCTTTTTGTTTGATTTATTGTTTTTGCGGTCAAATCTTCATCCTAACGAATGTTTTTAGATAATTGGTAAAGTTAATCATCTTTAAAACAAACACTCGCTAGAAACGAAAATTTTAAGTTTTTTATTTTAGACTAGAATTGAATATCATCTTCCATGATGTTGAAAGGTGGATTTTCATTCATAAAACTGTCTTGTTGCTGATTTTGTGTTGGTTGTTGGTACTGATTTGGATTGTATGTCGATTGTGAATGATATTGTTGTTCTTCATATTTGTCTCTAGGCTTTGTTTCTAAAAACTGAACTGAATCACATACAGCTTCAGTAACATATACACGTTGACCTTGAGCGTTGTCATAAGATCTTGAGCGAAGTCTTCCTTCAACTCCAACCAGTGAACCTTTGGAACAGTACTTGTCGACGTTTTCAGCGACCTTATTCCAAACAACACACGAAATATAATCAGCCTGTTGTTCTTCATCATTTCTCTTTGGACGGTTCATTGCTAAAGTAAAGCTTGTAACTGCTGAACCGTTTTGAGTTCTTCTAAGTTCAGGATCACGTGTCATCCTACCAACCATAACTACTCTGTTTATCATATTTTTTACCTCTATTTTGATTTTGAAGTTTTTGCTCTAATCTTGCCTTTGCTTCTCCCCTGTATGTAAGAACTCCAGCATTGCGTTTTCTAACATGTTCTTCATGTAAGATCTTGATTGATTCTTTATCGTAATTGCATTCTTGAAACTTTTTGGAATATTCTTTAGCATCTTGTGAGTTTAAAAATCTAAACGGAAAGTTTCCATAGGTTTCATCTTCAAACTGAATGATTACTGTGTTGGGTGGAATCTTTTCAATTGTGTATTCAGGAACTTCAATGTTAGAAATAATTTCAGGAATATTAGCTGGATAACTTGATTGGGATGTTCTTTTAATAATCGCATTCTTTACTTGTTCAAATGAATATTCCTTTAGCATTTCATACCACGTAGCAAACAAAGTTTTATCTTCGATGTTAATCATTGCTCCTACATACATACTTTTGTAAAATTTCAAAATTTCTCTTAATTCCTTTTTTTCCAAAATTTCTAAATTCCTTTCTGTGAGTGTGAGTTACTACTATATATAGCAATCTGCAAAGTCGTATGCGAAGGATTGTTATCATTGCGTGTACTCTCACCACTCGTTCTTTACGTTCTTTACGTTCTTTACGTTCTTATATAATAAAGATAGGGTGTCTATTTTTTATACAACGGATGTATAATTTTTAGACAACCGGTGTCTATTTTTTATACAACGGATGTATAATTTTTAGACAGCAAATCCATTTATTTAATCTTGATATTTAGAATAATTAGGTACATAAATGGTGGTATCTTTATTGGATGTCTTATAATTAATATACGAACCTTCTTTTAGGATTTTCATAAATTTATCTACTGTCATTCTTGTTTTCCATCCTAAATCATCTTTAATTTGATCCATTGTAGTAACGAAGGACCCAACCTCGCCACGTTTACTATCAAAGGTGGCATTAAAGAGGCAATACGTGAATAAATGCCATGCTTTAGAATCTTTAAAAATAGGATCCTTCATTGCTTTTCTATACAGTTTTACATAGCCTTTCGTATCTACCTCTCTAGCCATTTCATTGTTAACATCCTTTCTTTTATAAATTTCCAAATTGTGATAAAATATATCTTGCCTATGTGGCAGAATGGAGAGTGGTCTTTTTGACAAAACTTTTGATTTTGCCCTGTTCTCTTATTGTGGGGACAACAAACTGATGCCTCGACAGGTCAACAGGCGTAAAAATAATTGCTCTGTAGTTTTCACTTTCGTGAAGGAAATCACGTTAATAACGCAGTGATGGCACACGTTAAAATGCTAAAGAACTACATCAATTCCCATGAATCATCAACTAACGGGCAAACCTTTAACTAGCTTTTTTGAAGGCTATCATGCAGAACTGAAACTGCATAAGTGATGATGCGTACATAGAAGCATTATGCGCTATATAGTGTAGTGATTAAGCTTTATACTTTTTTCGCTTGCATATGTAAAGAGTAAACAAATTCAGGCAAACGTCAGTAAGAATAGCGCTCTTATTGACGTTTTGTTTTGCCTAGAAAAATATTTTATCAACACTTACATTTGGAAATTTCTTTTTAAACTTCAATAGGAATTCATAGCTTGGAGTTTGATAACCACTCTCAACCTTGTAGTAATACGAAGGTGAAACCCCAATTTGAATTGCCATGTCTTTTTGTGATAACTTCTTGGAATTTCTAAATTCCTTTAACTTATCCATTTTGAAAACCTCTACATTGACATTGGGTCAAAGTCATCAACTGGAACTTTTTCAGCTTGTTTTTCTTCTTTGATGATATCTTGCATCGTTGGAGCTGTGTTTGCTTCAATTGCTTGAGGTGTTTCTTTTTCAGTTGCAACTCCATCAATGATGTTTTCATCTTCAAAATGAGGATTCAAGTTTTCATCTATTACTGCATTATCAGAAGTGACAGCTTTCTCAATCGCTTCAGTTGATAATAAAGCATGTTTTGACAATAATTGACGAAGCATTGTTTTCTTGGCCATTTCATCAAAGTTCTTATACCAAAAGCTTGAATATTGCCATTCAGTTTTAGGATCATATTTTCCAGCTTCATAATCAGCAAATGAAACTTTAGGATATTGTCCTGTTGTTGCTTCTTTAGAAAATGCTTGTGAATACTTATCAGCGTGATTAAGCATTTTTTCTTTCGACCAATATAAACGTTTGATATATCCATTTTTCATTTCAAAATAAGCCATGTAACCAACTACTGGCAGATTTTCTCTTACATCATCATCTTGAACAAATTCAAACTCTGGCTTACCAGTTAACTTATTGCGCCCTTTATATTCTCCTTCTCTAATTTCCATAGCATCAATATCAACATATTCGTTGGATCTGATTGCTAATTGAAGATATCCTTTATAACCAATTTGGAATTGTGCTTCTGTACATTTCTTTTTTTTGTTTTTATAAGGGACCATGTAGAAATAGCCTAATTGAGGGCTAGGTTTAAGATGTAAACTTTGCCCTAGTAATGCTGCACTGATGATTGTTTGTGGATCGCATTCAGCTAATGCAGGATTTGTATTAACCGCACTTGTAATTGATGTGATAAATTCTTGTGAATCAGTTGCACCAACCATTTGATGGATTTTAGTTCTCATGATGCTTGAATTGATTAAATTGTTGAATTTTTTGATACCAGTTGTTACTGGATTTTTAGTTGCTTGTTGCATTACACTTTGTACTGCCATATTAATTATTCTCCTTGTGTTTAGTGTTATAATTTACCTCGAAAGTGAGGTGAAATAGTGTCAGTAGTGCTAACAAAATTAGCTGATAAATTCTTATGTTCTACATATAAAACATTTCTAGAAAGGCGTGCTCAAGGTTATTCGTTAGACAGATCAAAACAATTTAAAAATAACTTTGAGCAACGAGAACCATATATTTTAGATTTTAATATCGAAGATGTTGGCGACATTCTAGATGAATTAAAATCCATTGGTTTTGTTAAGGAGTGGGTAAGTGGCGACTTCCTTCTCACAAATAATGCTATTATTTATATGGAAAAAAGATTTAAAAATGGTTTGATAGAACTTACAGATTTTATCGCTAAGTTTATTCCTTAGGACGTTCAGATAATGAATGTCCTTTTCTTGATGAAATAAAATCGCATTTGTAATCACCTTCAAACTTTAAAACTATTTGTGTACCTAGATAATCTGTTTCTGATGAAACGGACATAACTCCCTTAATTTCATGACCATTAACGAATAATTTTCCATTCTTATCTAAATAAACCTTATTCATAATTTCACCTCATAACTTTCTTTAATTGATTTCTTTAACGTTATATTTATTGACCACTCCTGTTTGAGGATCACTTAATTCTTTTTCAGTTAGCTTCACTTCTCCAAAGCTGAATGTTGGGTTGATGTTTTTGATTACATCCATGTATCTATTCAACATTTGAAGAGCTCCTAAATCACCCTCAAATTCAAATGTTTTTTTCCATGTTCTGCCTTTAAATTTCGGATCTGTTTCTTTGATTTCAGTAACGATATACTTATCATTTACGTTAGCAATCGTTTCATCACCACGCTTGATTGGTGTGTATTTAGGTTGGTTTTCAACTGTTTGAGAAACTTGTTTTTTGACTGCTTCCAACTCTTTTTGGTGTTGAAGTTCTGCTTCTTTTTGTTTCTTTTCAAACTCTTCCTTTTGATGTTGAAGTTCAGCTTCTTTTTGTTGAGCAACCGCTTGTGATTGCTTTTTGATGTTGTCTACTTCATCAGTAATCATTTCGGTTACTTTTGGTAATCCCTCAGTATTCAAAAGAGCTTGATATTTTTCTCTTGAAATGAGTTTTTCATCAACATTTGCGATAAGACATGCATTGGTGATTGTTTTTTCAATCATTTCAAGGTTTAATTTGTCATTCTTTTCTTTTTCCATTAAAGCATTGAATTGTGCTTCAACTTGTTCTTCAAATTTCTTTTTGGATGTTGAAGCGTTAAGCCATTTTTCATCAAAAACGAACTGATCAGCATATTTCTTTGAAATCATCTTTCTAGAAATCAATACTTCTTTTAGTTGATCAATAGCTGCTTGACGTTCTTTTCTAAGAGCTTCTTTTTGCTTTTGAACAAATACATCCACATTTTCAGCCACAACACTTGCAGTATCATTTAAAGCTTTAACAATTTTATTTACCTTTGCTTCAAATTCTTGATAAGGTTCAATATATGCTTTTTTAACTGCTTTTCTTTCAGTTTCTAATTTTTTAGCATATGAACGATATAAAGGAACCATTCCAGTTTTAGCTTTTACAAAGTCCTTGAAATTCTTTTCATCAACGACTACGCCTTTTTTAGCTTCGATTGCTGGAATCAATTTGACTATTTCATCAATATTTGAAACAATTGCTTCATTTGCTGGTCGTTTTTGAACTTCTAACGAAAGATGTTTTTCATCAATATCAACATGTTCTTCAATAACTTCAGCCTTAGCTTCAACGACCTTTTCTTCTTCAGCAGGTCTAAAAAATTCAATAACGCTAACAACTCTATAGCGTTCATCCAAAATTTGATTAGCTGGTTGCCAGAAGATTGCATTATCTTGTTTTAAAATGACAAATGCTTTGTCTCCTGGATATGTTAGCTTTACAACTGGTTCTCCGTTCACGAGAAAACAATTGTTGATTGACAAGAAATTGATTACTTTTTCAAATTCTTCTTTGGTTGTAATTTTTACGGCTACCAATTCATTGAGTAGCCCTGTTTGAAACTCATTCATTTTCTTTTTTCTCCCTTTTAATTGACTTCTTTTAATTCCTTGTTTCTGTTTTCTAAAAATGGGGGTGGTGTTTTAGTTTTAATTAAATTCCAATACCACAATTCCGTTTTAAATAGATATTTAGCGTCTAGCACTAAATCATCATAGTGTAGATAAACAACTCTTGTTTCTTGTTTTCCTGCGCCGTTATTTGCCCAAGGAATATCAAGAATGGCATATAGGACAAAATGTCTAAGACCTGTTGTGATCATGTAATGCAAAACTTGGAAGTAGTAGCATATTGGAATGTGATCATTGGCCCATTCTTTTAACATTGCACCATTTTGAATAGTTGTTGATTTGATTTCCAACCCCCATTTTTCTTTGGTTGCAATCTCAATCATTGCCCCATCTAAATTAGCTCTTAAAAATGGATATTTCTTGTTTGACAGACTGATATCTTTCGTATCAATCAATTCAAACTTGTTTTTATAAAGAACACCGAACAATTCAATGAGGATGGGTTCCAATGCATTCCCTTTTTCGATTGCTTCACTCGTTTGAAATACAGGCTTTTTAGCACCTGTCTTTTCCTCCCACAATTCATAGGGAGTCTTGTAATTATTGACGTTCATTACAATTCCTGCATCAGAACCACCGATTCCTTTACCTCTTAATTGATGCCAATGTTTTTCATCTTTTACATAATCGACATTACAATTAGGAAAAAACTCCTCATAGTTCGTAGTTTCCATTTTCTAGATCCTTTTTGCATTGTGCTAATTCCTGATTGAGATAACCAAGTTGAAGATAATCATCACTGTCTAGATGATCCTTACATTCCATGCAAATGATTGAACTCTCTAAATCAGCAACTCTTTCTTCTAATTCTTTCTTTTTCAT